ATGCAAAAGAATCAAATAGGAAATTCAGATTTATATGTTTCGGAGCTTGGCTTAGGTTGTATGTCACTTGGTACGGATGAAGTAAAAGCAAAGACAATCATTGACCGCGCTCTTGATCTAGGGATTAATTATTTGGATACAGCCGATTTATACGATCAAACACAAAATGAGTCTATTGTTGGTAAAGCATTAAAGGGAAAAAGACAAGACATTGTACTAGCTACAAAAGTCGGTAATCACCTCAACGAAGATGGTACATGGTTCTGGGACCCATCCAAACGTTATATTAAAGCACAAGTAAAATCTAGTCTATTACGATTGCAAACAGATTATATTGATCAATTACGCCTCTTTCTTCGCTTTTCTCACATTGGCTTATTCGGTATTTAAGTGTTTTCTATCATAATAGTAACCAAAATTAATTCTTTTTTTGGCTTTTATTTTCAAATCGTGTGATATTTATCGTGATATTTTTTCTATGCAAAAAGACCTGACGTTTCCGCGCCAGGTCTTTTTTGGAGATGTATTTTTATAAAATACATGTAACCTCACATTACCATATATTTGTTGGTTTTAGATATTTTTCACAAATTAGACAAAAAACTTTTTGAATTATACTTGCAATATTGTAAGTATCGTTATATAATAGAATTAACAAATCAAGGGGAGGAAATAAAAATGAAAAAATCAGTTATCATGTCAAACGCTTGGAAGATTGCTCGCAAAGGTCAAAATCAATTTGGTGGTAAAGTTACAGATTATTTATCAGAAGCATTAAAACAAGCTTGGGAAATCGCTAGAAGTTTTCAACCTAAACAATTTGACAATAGTAAAAAGCTAAACGGCATGATGACTGGTAAGCAAGATTGGTTCATCACTAAATTAATGAAAGAACTAGATCAGCAAGGTATTGATGTAATCGATCAAGTACCTGGTGTTATCGAATATTTAAATCAAGGTACTTACGGAACATCAAAACAAGAAGCTTCTGAATTAATTGGCGAACTATTAAATATGAAAAAGGCGGTTGCTTAATATGATCAAAGAAAACATCGAATCATTACTTAAATCAAGTTTAACATCTTATCGTATTAGTCAGATGACTGGTATTTCAGAAAGCCAGCTATCACGTATTAAAGCAGGGAAGATTTCAATTGGCCAGATAACTTTAGATAACGCTCTTAAACTAAATCAATTTTGGGAGGACTTTAAAATGGAAATCGTAAATAATGAAGTGATTGAAACGTTTGAGGTAAATACAGATAATATTGTTGTAGATGGTAAGCATGAATACGTATTAAATAAAATTACGTTTGGTGATGGTACAGTTAAGTATGAAGCTAATTTAGAAGTTGATGGATTAGGTGATGTGTACGAAGCTAAACAGTTTGATACGGAAGAAGATGCTAGAAACTATATCAAAGGGGAAGTACAATGAAGTTTTCATACGATTATGATCGATTGTTAAATGAACTGCACAGCGATTTAGAAGAAGGTTTAATAGATAAAACGGATATAATTAAAATTGTGCGTGGAGATAAATATTCGAACGAATACTATCCAATCATTGATTATTACTATGATGATGAGGAAACAGAAGAACATTACGCTGAATTAAGTGTAGAACGTGTTATTTCGGAAATGGAGCAATATAATACTATTTTATAGCCCCCACTAAGTGAGGGCTTTTTTTATTAATCTAACAACTTACCAAATGTAACTGGTCCCGGTCTACCATCAACAGCAATACCTACATCATTTTGAAAGTCTTCTACTGTTTCTTCTGTTTCATTCCCGAAAATACCATCTACACCTAGATCGTAACCTTCACAACGTAGCAAAGCCTGTAAAACCCAAGTAAGGTTTCCTTCTGCTCCTTTTTTAACAACAACACTTTCCGCTTTAGTTTTAGGACCCCACACACCATCTACTTTTAAACCTGCATTAAACTGTTTATTTAGTTCTGTCTGGTAAGCCTTAACTAGCGCTTTGCGAGTATTAGGACCCGGAATATTGTCTACAGATAAGTGATAACCATACCGATCATTTAGCTTGCTTTGAATATAAGCAATCTTACCTTCTGCAACGTGGCGTTCTTTTTCATCACTGTTTAGATTAGGTTTTTTACCAGCTCGAAGTTGTGATAGGGATAGTCCACCTGTCATTTGTAAATGTGGGTAGTCTTTAAAGCTAGACCAATCTCCACCCCACTCAAACCCAAGAGACTTACCAATAGCTGCAACACGTCGCCAGTCTTTGTTTACATCCCAAATTGCTTTGTTGCCATCATCAGATACAAGGAAGTAGTCTACAGCTAGTCCAAAGTTATGATACGATTGACCACCACGAGCGTTAGTAACAATATTACCGCCTGTTGATCTTCCTTTAGCGTACAGTGCGTTTTGTTCTTTATGACTACGGAACCCATCAGAAATTTGCACGTAAATACCTTCATCATAAGCACGCTTAATCAACTCTAATGCTTTATCTTTAACAACGACATTTATGCCGCTTCCCATATTACGTTCTGAACGATCTAACAATGTTTTTAGTGATACTGTCATTATAAATCTCTCCTTTTTTATAAATTAAAAAGAGCGCTAGGTTAATAGCGCCCTTACTTCAATCCAGCCTTTTCAATTACCTCTTTTTGCGCTTTACCTTTTGCAGTAACGTAGTTGTTTTTAAACCACGCCCAGACAGCAACCGCACCTGTTATTATAGTTGAAACAACCTCTCCCCAAACTTCTTCACTTCCCGGAATAGGATTAAGATTAGCAGCAACTAACGCTTGGTTAATTAAAGCGACCACTAACACAATTGTTCTAATAAGTGATTTCTTGTCCATGTTCTCACCCCCTTTAATTAATGTACTGAAATACACCAAACAAAAATGCGATCGCTGATACAGCAATCGCAACCCAACTTGGTAATGTTTTTTTCCAGTTGTCTTTTTCTTCTACAATACGATCTACATCGTCTTTGCTAGCTTTATCCGCTATTTTTTTTCGTAAGTACGCAATATCTTTTTCATTTTCTACAGAACGATAATGTGTTTCATTGGATGTTTTCTTCACTTCTTCTAGATCAGCTTTCATGTCAGTTAAACTATCAACTTTTCCGTTAAGTTCAGCAAGACTTATTTTAACTTCCATCAAGACCTCCATAAACTCCTTCACATTCTCCACGTCCTCCTCTGACACTCTAATTCCCCCTAGTTAAATCGAATCATTTATATAAAAAACGACAGGTATATATCTTAACCTGTCGAATATATATAGTACTGCGCTATCCCTAGTTGCGCAGGAGAGCCTGTCCTTAGCAGGCTCGTTTTTCTGTATAAAAAAAGAGCGCTAATTATTGCGCTCCCCTTTTACTGCTTTTACCACACACGATACACCGATCAGTAAAAAATCACATCTTTGTTTTTGCAATATCATACCCTTTTCTATTAGATGGGAATGAATTACCGTTAGATGATATTTTTTTAGCAGGAGCTCCTGCTACTGTAATATTTTCTTCATCTACGGATCTTGTTACTACTGAATTCGCTCCTATCACAACTCCATCAGCAATGTTGATATTACCAATAATCTTCGTACCAATGGACATATAAACGTTATCCCCAATCGTTGCAACTTCTTTCTCTCGTCCATCCATGCCAATGTTTGTGCTGACATGCAACCTGCAATTCGCTCCAACTTTAGCCTTGCTGTTTATTATTATCGGTCCGATATGTGCTATAGATAATCCAGGTCCAAAAACATTAACAGGGATATTTATCGCCGTTTTCACTTGACTTCTAAAGTACAAGTGTCTAAGTAACCTTCTGTACACTTTATTTATAAAGCCTTTTTTGCAGTTTGTATAATATTCTAGTTTTCTAAGTAGCCTTTGATGCTTCCATATGACATGTCTTTCTTCAGTGCAAATTAACGGGATACGTTTTCCTTCTAATCCAAGTGATATTCTGTCAGCTTCTAAATATAATTTATAATCTTCTTTACTTCTTATCATCACTTTGCCCTCCCCATGCGGTTAAAGCTATTTTATATCATTATTACATAATAGTTCGATATTATGAAGAGGGATTGTACACGTCAGTTGTAATATGATTTTTGAAGTGTAATTGATATAAATGAGAAACAATTAAGTTAGCGATGATTCTATAACCTTTTTTAGTAGGGTGGATTCTATCTGCTAAATATATTTCATGGTTAGATTCATTAATTCCACTTTCTTCGAATATATCCACAACAGGTATATTATTTTCTTTACACACCTTTTTAGTTGTATCTGAAATATCTCTAGGATGTAAGCCAATTTTATTAATGTTGTTTGTTGGTACTTGGTTTAAATGGAACCTAGGCGGTAAAGTTCCAAACAATATTAACTTATTTGAGTATTTCTCTTTTAACCCATTTATTAAAAGTCTAGCATCTTTTTCGAATTTTTCTAATGTTACTAGCTTTCCAAAATCATTTGTACCGCCCAACACAAAAATAATATCAGCTTGGCGCATGTTCTTATACCGGTCTAGTAACCCATCTTTCCCGTTACTTGATAAAGTCGTACCACTTGCCCCGTAGTTTCTTACTTCTCTAAGCTTTAATTTTCTTTTAACATGTTTTTGATATTTACCTGTTGCTGTGATGCTGTCACCTAGAAAATTCATTGACATTCCCTCGAATGGATAATCTTTCTTTTTGAACATTGTAGCGAAACCTCCAACTATATACTATATATGAAGATTATACCATATTTATAATTCATTTAGTTTAGATATTATTAAGTTAGCAATCTTTTTATACCCTTCAGAACTTGGGTGTACTCCATCAGGAATATAAACATCTCTGTTATTTTTACTCCATCCGGCATTAGCAAAAATATCTATAACGGGAATAGCATACTCTTGACATATTTCCCTCGTAGCTTCCGCAAACTCTCTTGGATGTTGATTACTTGCGTTATATCCGTTAGTTGCATCTTGATTAGTATGGTATCTAGGAGGTAATGTGCTAAATACAATGATTTTATCAGGGTACTTTGTAACAAGCCCTTCTATAAGTGTTCTTAGCGCCCCTCTAAAGTTTGTTGGGTCGGTACTCTCAAATGTTCCTAAAGGCACTTCTTGACCAAAATCATTTGTTCCTCCCATAACGTGTATGATATCACCATCATCCATAGAATCGTAACGATCTACCATACCATCCGTACCATTACTTGATAACGTTGTACCACTAACACCATAGTCTCTTATTTCAGTTAACCCTAATACATCCTTGATAAAACTTAATGGAAAATGATAAGTAATAGAATCACCCAACATATTCATAATTTTACCTTGATGTTTTCTTTTGTTATAGACATCAATAATTTTATTGTTATCAATACCTGAATAAGGTAGTATGACTTTATCCTCATCCAATATTTTTCCGAAAGGAACATAATCAGTAGGTGTAGCTCCTACTTCGAACTGAGTAGTTTCTATAGAATATCCTGCGCTTTTTCTAATCGAAAACCTTACATAATATGCACCTTCAGGAGAAGTAAAACTAACATCAGCTTGCGCTGTGGATTGATTTATACCGCTGATAAAAACCTTATTTTCGTCATAAAACGCAACGTGACCCTCGACATTTTTTACGTAAGTTGTGTTAGGTTGGATTGCAATATAATCACTAGCATCATGATTAGTGTTAGATACTAAAGTACCGTTAAAAGAAGGGTCTGGGTACGCATCAGATGTGACAGTATTTTTGTTAAATAAATTTCGTGACAATTTCACAAAGTCAACTTTATCAATAGTTACCGACTTATCCTCATAAGACTCTGTAGATAGTCTAACTAAATCACTTTTTAACCTTCTGAAAGGTTGATAATCTGTCGTGTTCGTGCCAAGTTCCCATTGAGCAATTTCTATACTGTTTGGCGGAACTGACTTGTTAATAGTAAATCGCACAAAGTAAGCGTTCGATGGAGATGTTAAGGAAACGCCCGCTTCCGCTGTATCCTGATTTACAAAGGAAATGAAGTTTTTATCTACGTCGTACCACGCAACATGACCTCTGACATTTTTTACATACGCAGTGCTTGGTTCTATTTCTATAAAGTCACTTGTATCATGAGATACATGATATCCGGTATTACCATTTGAAGAATCTAGAATAGTATCAATTGATGCAGTCGCTTTATTAAACAGATTTCTAGTTCTTATAAAGAAATCTGTTTTTTCTTTTGTAACAGAACCATCTGCTAATCCTGTACTTTGGTATTGTATTCCCGTATCAATCCAATCAGATCCATTCCAGTTATAGATGTGACCATCAGAAGAAACAACATAATTACCTGTATCGCCACTAGGATAAACCGATTCTAGTTCTGTTAATGTTGAAAATGTACCTCTTACCCCACTTTGAACTTGGCTTACTTTATTATCAACGTACGAAGTGTCAGCCTTTTGAATCTTCAAAGATGACACTGAATTATTAGTATTTTCAAGGTCTATTTGTTGAGCTTTTTCTGCCAACTCTGCATTAGTATCATCTTTAAATTGGTTATATTCTGTCTGACCGACCTTATCATTTACATTAGAAGTTATATCTAAAAGTCTAGAAGCTAAATCATCATAACTTCCTCTAGCATCTGTTATTTCTGTTTCTAAAGCAGTAAGTGTAGGAGCATAATCTTGCTCTAGTTGTGTTAACTTGTTTTCGATTTCAGTCGCTAATAAACCTTCATCAAATTTACCATCAACAATATCTTGCGCTACTTGTCTAGCCCAATCAGCTACATCTGCAGTAGCTTCCATGCTTGATGCGATTGCTTCTCTTACTTGACTACCATAAATTGCGTTTCTGACATCGTGTGCTAATTCTTCAATATTTGTTGGTACGGCCATTAATCATCACTCCTAGATTGTAATAGTTTTTCTGTTTTGATTCTGATTTTCTCAGCTTCTTCTGCTAATTTTCTCGCTCTACTTTTAACTTCCTTCAAGATTGCTCACCCTTTGCTCCAATTGGTCTAAGTCGATTGATTGTGTGACGTATATTAAAGCTAATTTACTTCTTAAATCATCTAAATCAACGCTATTTAATACAGTAATTAGATTTAACTTCGCTTTATCTGTTGTGGACATTAAACCCGATTCGGTTTCTGTTGCGTTTGAATAATTTTCTAATCCATCTAACTTTGTTTTATCTTCACTAGACATTAACCCATCTTCTGTTTGTGTTGCTAAGTTAATACCTTCTACCGTCGTTGTTAAGTTTTCTACCGCTTGATTAAGGCTATCCACAGCATCAGTTAATGCAGGTAAATCTGCTTCGTCTACAGTTCCTTTCACGTCGTTTACTTCTTGCGTAACATTGTTGACTTCTTGAGTTACCTGATTTACTGAATTTTGTAAATTGTTTAATGTTTCTGATTGGCTGGTTACTTCTAGTTCGAGATTTTCTACACGTTTGGTCTGGCGGTTCGCTTGCACTTGGTACTGTGTCAGTGTTAACTGCTTTTCACCAAATGTGAGACTATCACTTTGTGGATTGTTACTTGCGATCTTTTTTTCAATGATTTGCAACCTTTCATCTATACCAAAAAAAGGTTGTTCTATCGGATGATAGTTTCCTAACTCAAATTCTTCAAAGTTAGGGTCGATCATGTCTAAATTGATAGCTTGTATATCATAAGAAACTCTAGCAGCCTTCTGTGATGCAATAAACTGCTGTCCTCTTAATAATAAAATGTCCGGTGTCGTTACATCGTCATATATGACCTCGCCGGTGATAATTCCAAATTCTTCTTGCAATTCTGGTATATCAATGTAATCAATTCCGCTATTAACTGATTCAATCGTTAATCTTGGTTGACTGACAGAACCTGTTCCTCCTTCTGTCGCTTCTAAACGTTTTCCCAATGGTATAACCCTTGTAATGATTTGCGTCGGGTCTATATCCCTGCGCATGTCTTTTAGGTTACTTCTTAAACGTATAGGTGTATTTTTCTGATCTCCTACTTCAGCCAGGTAATCTATATAGTTTCCGTCTGCTTCTTCTCTCAGCATCAGATAACCACCTAAACTATCAATTAGGTTTTCTTTTAATTCGTTCATTGTTTTACTATAACCGACATATCGGTAAACGTTGTTTGTGCTGTTCGTAACGGTCACATTACCTACTTTAAATTGCTTATAAGGTTCAACTTGTTCATTGTGTTTATTGATTAATTGTGCAAAAAATCCAGCAACAGTAGTATCTTGCACCACGTTATATCTCTGGTTACTATCATTAAGGTAAGCTAACTTTGATTCGCAAGCATATTTTACATAATGCATACCATTACTGTTCATTTCCTCTGTCTTCTTGAGTATACGTCCGTCAAATTCTCTCTTGCCTGTTCGGATATTAACTACTTTTATCAGCGTTTTTAGTGGCTTGATAATACCCCAAGCAGGACTTTGCATATTAATGGTTAAATCCATGTTAGAGACGCTTCGAAGGAGCTGATTAATATTAAATACACATTTTATGTCATCAACATAAGGAGAATGAATTAATGTGCCTTCTGTGTCTTCTATTCCATTGTAAATCGTGACAGTGTACATTAAATCAGCTCCTTATAAAATTGAAAATCGATATGACCATTACCGGTAATCGTCATAGTGTTTTCTCCTGTATCAAATCTAAAGAGTGGTGATTTCGTTTCTCCAGCACTAACATTATAGGTTTGAGTGCCTTTATAAATCGTAAAGCTAGCATCAGCAATGATTGTAGGTACAATGCTCGTTGCTCCTACGTTGTAAAGAGTGACTTCTTTGGATACCTCTACATCAAATGCGGTGATCTGCGCTACATCCAATTCAAAGTTAAAAGTGTCCCATATGTCGTTACCTTCCAATAGATTGCTAACCTTAAACGGATAAGCTTCAAATTCAATTTTAACTAACAAACCGCCAATTCTATCGCTTGTATCGACAGATGTACATTTAGCGATATAATCATAACCATTTGAATGATCGTCACGTAGTGGAGCGAAACCATCTTTCATCAGCCAATTTTCAATAGCTGTTTGAAATGTCTTGCGGTGGTCATAATCACGATTAAGCACTATAAATGTGTAACTCAAAGATCTATTTTCATAAACCCTCTCACCCAATATAGTAGAGAAATCGTAAGAGCCTTGCATAAATGGAATAGATTCGTTTACAACTTTCTCCGGTGGTGTCGGCGCTTCTCTACTTTCAAGCCACATGTTGTATTCTTTTGTATGTTTACCGTTGCGAGAAAACCCCTCGACAATAAAACCAATTTCTTTTAATCCGTTTGTTAAATCTGTCAAGAGACCACCCACCTTTCAGACAAAGCAGCATGCTCTCCATTCGCTTGGTCATATTTTCCTCTGGTTGCGCCGACCAATTCACCAGTATCAAGGACAATTGATTGGTTTTTATCTACGATCTTTTGCAATAGCGATTCAATCCGGTTGTTCCCAATATTCACTTCACCATTAACATCACTATTTACCTGCGCAGAAGCGTTTCGATTAATTCTATTTACTTGTCCTGCTATATCCATGTTTGCGCTTGGCATTTCATTGTTGATCGCATTTGAAAGGTTTGACATTGATCTAACAGCGACCTTTTTACCTTTATCAATTGATTTTGCGATTGATTGAGGTATTTGAATTTTCATGATGTCGCGCAATGCACCTTCTTTGGCTGGCGAGAATGGTAAGAAGTTACGTATTTTTTGCGTAACATCACTAATTGCACTAGTAACTTTTCCTGCAGCTTTTTTGATTCCTTTGGCAATGGAACCAACTATATTTTTACCAGCTTGCAAGAAGTCGCCTCCTAATCCAGTTATGAAGTCTAAAGCATCTCCAAACAACCCGGTAATTGTATCTAATATAGCCTTAGCTGAATCTTTAGCCGCATCTAAAGCCCCTTCCCAATCACCAGTAAAAACAGATGCCCAAAAGTCTATAATAGACAAGAACCAATCAACAAAACCCTGCACAAGTGTTTTAATAACATTCCAAGCGCTACTTACAACAGTCTTAATAATGTTAAAAGCGCTTTTGAAAATAGCTTGTATGATCGGCCAAACTACTTGGATGATATTCTTGATTAAATTCATGTGCGTTTTAATAACCGTAAAGATAGCTTTAAATATATTACTTGATGCTTTTCTTATTTTTTGACCATTTTCATTCCAAAAACTAGTTAATGTCGACCATATCTGTTTAACGAAATTCCAAATGGATTGAACAATAGTTGAAATAGTTGTCCAAATAGCGTTCCATATGGTCATCGCAGTTGTTAATATCATTTGACTATTTTGCTGCCACCACGTAACCAAAGCGCCCCAAACGGTTTTAATAAAGTTAACTACCACTTGAACGATCGGCATTACAAAATCTCTTATTTGCGCAAAAGCTAGATTGATAGCATTTCTAAAGGTTTCAGAACGTTGGTAAAGCGTGTATAGAATTACCGCTAAACCTGCTAATATACCGATTACTAAAGCTACAGGATTAGCCATCATTGTTGCATTTAATGTGACCATGGCGGTTCTTAAACTTTCTATCGCTGTTCTTACGCTAGTTGTAATACTTACGATTGTATTAAATGTTACAAAAGCCACAACAACGCTAGCAACAATCGGAATAATTGGTTTGATAAAATTATATAGATTAACAAAAAACGTTATAATCTTAGGTAAAGCGTTAGCCGCGCTATCTAACATATTGAAAAAGGAATCTCCAATATTGTTTATGATGTTTTCGATACTTCCTAGCTGTGTACCAGCCAAAAATTCGTCAATAGAATCAATAATATTAGTAACACCACGAACTACAGCAGTACCCATGTTTGTCCATGCAGTTCTAATACCGCCACTAGCCGTTCTTGCTCTGTCAGCGAAACCGCCCGTCGCGTTATTTAACTCGATTATTTTGTTGTTAAATTCATCAAAAGTCACTTCTCCATCTTTCAATGCATTATATAAATCATTTTGCGCTGACGAACCAGTGTAACCAAATGCTTTGGCTGTGTCATTTAAAGCGACACCCATCGTTTCTTGCAAGGAACGCCATGCTTCTAAATCAACTTCCCCTCTAGAAAGCATTTGAACGTATTGCTCTAAACCTCTGGTTGCGTCCTCAGAATTAGAACCCGAAGCAATAAAAGCGTTATTTAAAGCTAATGTTGTATCTGTCGCACCTTCTAAATTACCGGTTAATACCGCAATTCTTTGCGCTGTTCCTGCGACATCATCTAGCTTAGTAGGTAAACCTTGTATACCGTCAGATAACTTATTTATCGCATCTTTTGATTCCGATGCAGTAAATCCCATTTGCTCTAATACTTTAGGGAAGTTATTCAACGTATCATATCGTGAAACGGCGCCATCAACAGCGTTTGCCAGCGAATGAAATAAACCAACCGCCGCCGCAACACCAGCTACGGTTGTGAGCATACTACTTATAGAAGAACCAGCTGACCTTGCCCCTTGATCTACGTTGTCTAGATTTTTCGATATACCATTGAATTGTTGTGCAAACTGTTTTACACCTGTCGCTTTTAAGTAAGCTTCCACGGAATATTGTTCGGCAATGACAATCAACCTCCCTTCATATTAGCGATAAGGGCAGCTTGCGCCATCCTATTTTCTTGCGCTGTTAATTTCTTAGTTGGTTTTTCGATTTCTTTCACTCGTTTTTCGTAGTCGAAAAAGTCGTTGAATTTTTTAAATATAGGAATTTGTTTGTTTCCTTGTTCTTTTGTTGCTTTCACTTGATGATTCAGCCAAGCCTGTAAATGTGCTTCGTAATCACGATCAACTCTAGATAATCGATAAGCCTTCATGCGCAATTGGTATTCAAACAGTGTTAATAATTCAATTTCATATAAGCTGTTGAAACCTAAAAAACGAAAGCAATTAATAACAATGCTTTCGTAAGTTTGTTGGTAGTTTTCGCTTATTCCGTTGCGTTTTGTACTTTCGCTTCGTTCTCGAACTTCTTGATTGTGTCCTTCATAAGTGGTGACTTCCCCAGTTCGCCTTTCAAATCATTAAATAAGGTTTCTAGACCTTGATGTTCTTCTGCATAATCAACAATAGCCTGTTCAATTTGATCATCGGTTGGTTTGTTTTTTTCGTGTGCGGTTGCTGCAGAAATAATGTTCAATAATGCTGTTGGATTCATCATGTTCAAAGCCATGTAAGACATATTTACACCCATACCAAACTTAAGTCCTTGATAATCGACTGAATAACGCTTGTCCAGTTCATTAATACATTTCATGCCAAAACTTAACTGATGATCTTTTTCATTAATTTTAAATTCCATAGATAAATCTCCTCCCATAATAAAAAGAGAAGGCAATTAACCTCCTCTTATGCTTGTGTAGTTGTCGTTGTAGTGCTAGAAGTTGTCGTCGTTGTTGTAACCGATGTTGTATCCATAAATGCATATTGAACAGCTTGTTGTTGCTCTGATGTTAATGTAGCTTGTCCGAATTGTGGTTCCATCTCTACCGTAAAGTTACTCGAAATTGTTGCGTTTTCTTCTGCTGATGCTGGATCTTCCCAAGAATCAAGATAACCTTGTGCATAGATAGCGGGGAACTTATCATCTTCACCCTTTAAATCTGGATCAACAGTGACTTCCCACAACTCTAATTTTTCGCCATCAATAACCGATTGACGCAGCATTTGACCTACTGGATCGTCTTTGGCTTGAATCGCTTCAATACTAACTTCTGATTCAAGATCACCAACTTGAATAACGCCACCATCTTTTGTCACGATCCGTTCAAGTTCTCTTGAATAACTAAATGTATGTTCTGTTTGAAAAACTAATTTTGCAGCTTCTGAAGCTTGGTCAGATAATTTTCTGAACAACAATATCTTATGTTTACCTTGTAACATTTCGTTTGCCAATTCAATCACTCCTTAGTTAAATTGAAATTCTACTTCTATAATCCCATGAAGTAGTGTTTCTGCCGTACTTGTATCTAATAGCACCTGTTGATTAATATTTCGAATTGAAATACGATAATTCGCTGCGCTTTTTAACCGCCTTAAATGATATTGCAATGCATTCATCATATCTGTTAAATCTCGCCTGTTCTTGCGATTGTGAAAAATGTGTATTGTTTGAACCACAGTTCCATATATCACTGATTTTGTGGTTAAATCTTGGTTGATTTGCTCGCCCACAAACACAAACGGATAACCGGCGCTTGAAGCAGGTAAATAATCGTATGTTTCATAATCTTGATCTAATGATGTTTTGAAAACTTCATCAAAAATAGCTTGCTGTGGTGATTTTGGTAATTCCATTTTCATCACCCCATTATTCTTTTCATATCGTTTATGAATTTTTGTCTCTGTTTAAAAAAGTTAGGTCTAAAAAAGTCTTGCGCCACCATAAAGCGAGTACCGTATATTAGATAAGGACTATATTCAGTACCTGGTCCAGCTTTACCTGTGAAACCATTATCTAATATGTCTAAAGCAATTGATCGCTTTGTTGTTCCTGTTTGATAACCTTTTGTAAAACTAGCACTTCGTTGCATATTTCTTTGCATTTCTGATGTGTTCATTTTTACTATGTTTTTCACGTCGTTAAGATCAGCATTTCGCTTCAACTTTCCTTTTAGCTTTTTGATTCCCTTTACTTTAAGAGTGGCTCTAGCCATTATTACCACCACGCAAATAAAAAACACCCTTCCTGTAGTTGGACTGGCGTTGCATTTGATAGGGTGTATTGTTAATTTCAATTTGATCAAAACTATCTGTATAAGGATGTTGTAACCTTACGACAATTACATTAGTATCTATCTCCCCGAACAGTTCTTTAGAGCGTTCAATTCCAACGCTTGATATATCGCAAGGCTTGATAGTATTCACAGGGTTTGATTCAACATATCTCCCTTGATCTGGGTCGTAATAGCTTTCTCCTAACTTGATAAAGGTGATCCGATCATTAAATCGCATTAGAAAAACCTCACCTTTCCAGCACGATTACTTGTTCCATCATCAACTTTATATTTTTCTATAATATCTTCATATGGTGTAAATTCTTTTTCTAAGTCATAAAATGTAATGCTGTGTCCTTCTACTGATTCGGATTGCATACCTTCTGAACCAACACGATTAAAACGCCTTACAACTATTTCAGTAACAATAAAAGTTAAATCTGTGGGAACATCTTTTCCTAGCTTTATTTTTAAGTGAGATCTAACATTGTTAATCATTAAATTGATGAGGTTATCTTGGGTACTATCAGTAATGTTCAGTAGTGTTTTAACATCTTCCAATTCTGCCATCATTCATCATCAACTTTCTGGATCAAAGGATGCCCAGCGGCGTTATCAGATGAAGCTAATTCGTCTAATCTTTCTTGCTCAACTTTTTTATTAGCCGGTTTAGGGTAACGATCACCAACAAAATAGTCTTTCTTGGTTTCTTTGTCCTTAAATCCTGCAATTACCTCATATTTAGCCATATTGATTACCTCCTTTATCGCTAATACATACTCATACGAAGCCTTACCTTGATTAACATGAGCGAAGTCATCTTTAAATGGTGTGTGATTAACGTATTTACCTTTGAAGAACAGGTTTTGATTATCATCAACAACACCAGCATTATGAAAGATTTTCTTATTGTAATATTCTTCTCTTTTATCAGTTGGCCACGAAAAGTCCATTTCTTTCGGCGTTTCGACATCAATACCAAAATGATAAACATTCCACAATTGCGCCCACATTTCAGCAGTCCATTTTTGAATATCTGTATCAGACCTATCCAATAGCTTATATAGAGTAATAGAATCTTGATATACCTTTTTCCAATAATCATAATTTGGATTTTTAATTGCCCATTGCGCACCACCTGCAGGCTGATGTTTTCTAATTAATCTAGTATCTATACCTATTGCGTTGCACATATCCTCTAGCAAGTTATTTTCCTTGCTATCGATGTAATCAACGCTAATATAACTAGCGCATTTAGATGCGTACCATGTGTCTTCTGTTGGATTAACATCAGGTATTTCTCTAAAAAGCACATCACTATCTAAATAAAAATAAGTCTCTTTTTCCCTTGATGGATCCTCTTCTAAAAATCGCATCCACAAATACGGCTTTATAGATGGTATATAAGATTTATTCGCTCGGTTGTCATGGTATACATGCACTTCGCAATCCATATCTTCAAAATATTTAGGGATAGAATCATCCTCCTGTGCAAACAAGAGGATAATGTCTTCTACACCTAATTTATGAAGTCTTGCGACACATACTTCTAACTCCCACTTAAAACGTTTAATAGCCGGTTGGCAAAGTATATACTTCATAAGCTATTACGCTGTTGTAGTAGTTGTTGTGGTCGTTGCAGTTGGTTGTAATTTAGCAAATGAAGAATCCTTAATAATCATCAGACCAACATCCATAGTGGCACGTAAAGCAACCATTTCTTGTTCAAACAAATTAACAGGTGATCCATCTTCGTTAGTGATAGTTGATAGCTGCGCGTCTTCTGAAATTTGATAGTTGATATTGTACGGAATACCATATCGTAAGTGATCAAAGTTACCTGCGAATAGTGTGCCTTTTGGCATATTACCAGATTTAAGATTAACTGTTGTAATACCGTCGATTGTTCCGTTTGCTCGATCGTAAAGTGATTGAGCAACGCCATTTTCGATTTTCTGAGCGTTGCGTAATGCGGTGTGGTTCTGTGTTTTGGAAACCCATGCGTTTGGTTCTACGTCGTTGTCATACAACTTATCTTCTACCGCTAAGATATTATCAAACGTAATATCTCCCGTTACTATATTGCCTTCATCAGTGACAGATTTTTGGATAGATTGCGCAAATGGGTTATTTACTCCTAAAATACCCGCTTCATCGAATTTTTTATAAAAAGCTTCAGCAATTTTCGGCTGCATTTGCTCGAAAAAGTCAGCTAGTTTGTAATGTAAATATTCGCGAGAAACAGGCAAAATCACACCTAATTTCTTAGCAGTCATCGTTACTTGAAGCATAGTGGGCTTAGAAGTTTGGATTTTTTCTGTTTCATTTACCCAGTATGCTCCGGGACCTTGTGCAAAGCATTCAAATTTCTTTTCTTTGCTGTTCATTTCTTCATAAACACCAAGCTGCATAATTCTAGAGTTTTGCATTACATCTTGTAGAATAAGTTGGTTGTGTTTATCTGGAATGGAACCGTCTTTCGCTTCATAGACCGTCACATTGTCTGGATCGAATGTTTGTGCAAAGTGTTGAATGTTTAAACGTAATAAATTTTGTTTTGTCATGTGTTAACTCTCCCTTATTTTATAATTCTTGCGTTTTTAGCCATTTCGGCTTTCTTCTTGTTTAATCCATTACCTTGACTTCCGCCAACACTATCTTTTGGTGTCTCTTGACGTAATTGTTCTTTTACAGATGCATTAACCGCTTCATCAAACGCTGTTTTAAAAGCATTAATGTTTTCTAATGTTTTTTCTGCATCTTCTCCTAATAGAAAGTCAGCAAAACTTGAAGGCAGATCTTTACTTTGAAGATCGTCAATAGCTTCTGAACGTAATTGTTTTCTAGCGATTTCTTCCTCTTTTTTAGCGATGTCTTTTTCGCGTTGTGTAAGTTGTTCTTGCTCTCGCTCTTTCTCTGATAGTTTTGATAAACGTTGTTGCTCAGCTAGCGCATCTTTAATCGCTTGTTGTGTTTTAGCTTCTTGCTCTTGTTCCCACTTCTTTTTAGCACTAGCTAGTTTTCTATCAGATTCAGCTTCGACCTGTTTATCAAACTCAATTTGCTCTGGTGTCTTATCACTTCCTTTATCGTCACCAGCTTCTTGGTTGTCATCGACAGATTCTTCTCCTCCGTCACCACCAAAGAATTGTATATTAAGTTTTAAAGGTTCAATTGTTTTTTTAATAAATTCCATTATTTTTCCTCCTATCCCACACACACGATTTAACTATCTATTTCACAGCATTAAAATAAGCCCCAAATACACCACATAGTCCATTTACGACTTTTCTAATGCTATTACTCTATTTAATTAATAACGTCCATGCACGACTTTATTTGCACAATAAATAAGCCTTTTAATGTCTTGCTTAGGACAAGCCAATATATGGCCATCAAGATAGATAGGATCACCATTCCTTTCAGGTCTATAAACCTCTTTCTTCTAACCCTTTTTCAAATGCTCGACGATCATGAGCAGCAGCAGTTGAACATCTGCAATTAGGATGAATTGGATACATGTTTTTTCCTACCTGTATTTCAGATAGATTAAATATCTTTCCATCAATTGCTGAGCAAACCTTGCAGGCCGTTGGTTCAGCAATAAACTCATAAGCATGAAAATCAGCTTGTTCCATACTATCCTTAAATACATCACCTTGAACCCTAGCTAACTCTGTTGTAAGTAATCTTTCCGAATTATATTTACCTGCATCCATACTTTTTCTTAAATCACGTGCTAGCACACGTGGATTAAGGCCTTGAACAATACCACGACTTAACAATCTATCTAATTCAGTTCGCAAAGCATCTTGATTATCCCAAAGCCTTTCTGACCATGTTGCACTCATAAACGAAGCATTTACAATTGATTCTATCGTTTTTGTGGGATAAGTTAGTGCTTGCCCCATTATGCTTGCTTGTCTTTCATATTCCTCCCTAGCACCTTGAGATAGATGTTCATACATTATTCTTTCTTCATCGCTTGTTAATGCAATTAATTCAAGCCTAATATGTGCTTTCAGCAATTCAAGACGATTAATTTGCATTGTAACGTTATATAAGCGCATTTCGTCATTCGCCCGTTTTGTGAAAGTACGATTAGCAACGTAACGCTTTGCTTTTCTTTTGTATTTCTCGACGTCAGCCTTAGTTACACGTTGTCTAGCTTCTTGCATACTAATGTTACTTATATCAGCATATCTACCGTAGAACGAATCAATCTGATCTTGTATTTCATCCAAAGCATTATCATAAAGATTGGATATTCTGTCGATTGTTTGATTGTCGTTTTGAATTGTTTTTTCAATGTGTTCTAGTTCTCTATCTCGCCAATATGAATTAACCATTTTCCATCACTTCTTCGCTATCTTGGTTCCATGTTGCATCGTTATACATCTGTTGTCTTTGGCGTTCAGTTGGATTTTCGTTTCTTAGTTTTTCAATCTCTTCTTGTGGATTTTCAACAATAGACAACGTACTTAATATTGTTTCTTGAGAAAGTTGTCCGCCTAGAGCATTAAAGTTGTCAATCTCTTCTTGAAGTGACTTAGGCAAGTTAGGTGTAAATGTAATCGTAATATCGTTTGCATCGAAACTACCTTCACGAGCAATTGTAGAAATATTATTAATAAGTCTATAACGATTACGCAAAGACTTTTTAAATAGCCTTTCTTTTGTTGCTCTCACTTGCTCTAACCCAAACAACTTATATTTCATGGATTCACCTGACTGCGTTCCGCTAAATTTTTCGTCGTTTAGGTTTGGTGTATTGGTAAATTTGTGAATATCATTCTCTACCCTTGTTTTATAAGCTTCTGTACCATTTACATCATATTGCTTATATAAATAACCGGCATCTGCTCTACCTTCTCGATCTCCGTATTCTGGTGGTTCTATATAAAGAATGTTAGCGTCCTTCATCTTTTTAACCGCGTTAATCGGATTGTCGTCTATACTTTCTAATCCAAGACGACCTGCAATATATAACATAGCATCATTAAAATCAGTCATGTAGTTTGCAATATCACTTTGAGCAGAATCATATAAATCTATTAAGTTAAGCACATTTTCAAAATCACCTTGACGATACTTGTTGTTTTGATATTCAATGATTGGTACTCCGTCAAATGCATGAGGTTTTCTTTCGATTTCTTTCAATTCATATAAATTGGCATCTTTCGTCTCGTATTTTATCTCTTGTTGCGTGGTATAGAGCGTTACGTTATATTTATTGTGTGTGAATTTGTTGCGAACATATAGAACAGCAGCAATTTGGTTCATATCCATCGTGACATCATAAATACAAAAAGCCGTTTCTACATCAACATTAGTAAACATGATCACATAATCATTTGATCTAAAAAGCAATTCGTAGGCACGACCGAAAATAGATAAATCAAATACTAAGTCACTATTGTATACATCAGCTTCATTATCTCGATTAATTTCTTTTAGATAATCACTTGTGTTACCTTCTTCTTCGTCGTTATACGTCATTTTAATTGGGATACCAACCAAATAACCTTGAATAAACTGACTGACGTATTTAGCATAATTGAGCGTTGCTCTGTGATCTGCTTTATCATCTTCTTTTCGTCGATTTGCTTGTAATATTGCTTCGTTATTGCCTAAATAATAATTCTTTAACGTTTTCAAACGCTTCACTTGTTTTTCTTGATGATGTTGTATCATTTCTTGCAAATCTTCTTTGTTGTTAATTAGTTCTTCTGCGCTCGTATAGCGATAATGAACGTTTGCATCTTCAGAAAAACGTTGCCTAGCTGTATTATATGAATAAGTTGCTGTTTCAAAATCATTTGCTTTAGCCATCTTATACCTCCTTTACGATAAACCTAGTGATTGCAAGGCTTTTATTTTTTGTGTCGTGTTTTCTTTTCTGTTCAGATGGTATCTTTCCATCGAATATCTCAAAGCATCGATAATATGGTTATTATCATCAATAGGTTCATTGAGCCATTTTCCTTCTTTATCTTGCTTAAATGTATAAGTGTTAAATTCCTCAATCGTGTGTTCACAAGAAGGATGAATGTATATTTTAAATCCTTGTAAAAAGCTGATTCCATGTTTAATACTGTCTTTACCTTTTATAGACTTATGAAGTCGCCTAGCGCCCTTAACATTAAGCTCTTTTATTAATCTAGGTTCAGCACTATCGCCAGTAATTGGCGCTTTTAACAGTTGTTTTCTTTCAAGCATGTTGTAAATATCTTGTGTCGTCATTGCTAGTTCATAATGCTCGTCGTATATCCAAATTTCTTTATTTTCAAGATCAACGATTGAACTAACTTCTGTCGTAGGGTCATTAGTAAAACCGTAGTCCATACCATGCGTAGTTTCTTGTATTTGCTTTATCTTCTCAATTGGTTCGAATTGTTTAACCATGAAGTTTTCAAAAACAAGCCCTTCCGCAACGCCCCAATCGCCATCACAAACAATTCTGGCACGTCTTGGATTCGTTCGGTATAAATCCTCATAACGTTTTCTATCAACATCATCAAGCCATTCATTAACTCTGTAGGTGGTAGTAGTAGAAAATACATTATTGCGTCTTGTTTCTTCATCGAAAAATTCACGTTTGAGCCAATGACGTTCTGACCAAGGATTGAATGTAATGGTGACTTGCTTAAAAAAATTAGGGTCATCATAAGAGCCACGAATAGATTCGATAACCGTATCAAACGCACCAGGATCTTCTAATTGGTAAGCTTCTTCCGCCCATACCCAACACAAAATACCGACATCAACAGAAATAGACGTTATTTTTAAAGCATCATCAAGTCCTCGAAACAATATCTTTTGTCCAGTTGGTATATAAGTTATTTCTGGCATGCTTTCATTGAATTTAAAAAGATGGCCAACCTTTAATTTATTGGCTGCCCATTTTAAATCTGTGTATGTCGATTGCTTATTTGTGTTTGAATATCTTCTAATCACTAATAAATTAGCCCATTCATATTTCATGATGCGGTAAATAAAATTTATGGCGGTATTTTTACTTTTCTTAGAGCCACGACTGCCCTTAATAACTCTGTAGAATTGTTTATTATGCCAAAATTTATTGTAACCGCCTCCTATTAACTGTTTTACAGACACTTCTTTAGTCGTCATCTTCTGGCACGTCCTCTTTGAACGTAGGTGTTTTAATTTCGACTTGTTGTTTTTCTGTCCATATACCATATCGCTTACCGAGCAACTCAGCCGCTCTTATTCTTCTCGTGGCATCAACTTCTATTTCATCAATTTCTTGTGCCCCTTCTCCGACACCTCGTAATGTTTGCTCAGTTTGTTCTCCACGCATAACAGAAGTTAAATATTGAAGAACTTCGTCTTGTTCGGCTATGGATTCTTTTTTCAATTCATCTAATCGCTTATCTATATAAGCTTTGACGTAAGGTTTTGTTAATGTCTCTTTGCCAATCACTCTAGCTGTTTTCGTACTATATCCTGCATTAACGGCAGCTTGTGCAATTTCGCCCAACCTAATATATTCATCAGCGAATCGTCTTTGTTTTTCAGTTAATTTAACCATCACATAAGCACTCCCTCCCAATGTTTAATATCTATCAATCTTTACAAATCCAATATTCCGGATTCCTTATCCCGAGATGCGAAACATTCCCTTCGTCATCGTAATAATTAACAAATCCGTATTTCCTCAACCGTTTGTATGCTCGCTTACGTTTTCTATCTTCCCATCCGATGACTAATTCCTCATTCTTCTCAAGTTGAGTTACAAATCCTCTTATATAACCTAGCGCCCATAATAAGGCTGCTATTGTTCCATCACCTTTTATAGTGCTTGGTTGTTTCTTAGAATGCTTGTTAAACCATAGATTCGCTTCTTTACGATCACCTATATAAAACCCTATATGCCATTGATAGAATTCTGTGTCTGTTCGATGTCTGCAGAAATATAAATTTACCTTTTTTCCATTAGGGAGTTGATCTCGTATTCTTAATTCGCTTCTACGATTTTTAAATACTGTTACCAATTCAGCACCTCCCTAAATTTATCACTCCATCATTACAGAGCAGGAACTTAATCCTAATCAATTTGCTCTGTAATCATAGAACGAAAAAAGACACCCTATTTGGATGCCTTTCGTTTAAATATTGATTTAACTTTGTTGATCATCAACATCGTTTTGTCTAATATCGGTATTAGAAACGGGTTTAATATTTCATTTACAACGATGTAATTTATAGCAAAAACGTTGTATGTCATGCTATTTTTAATCATTTTTTCGTATTCTTGGAATGTTCTTTAATTTTGCTCATATTCTTTTTAATCATATCCATATTTAGTTTCATACGCTTTGAATATTTCTTGGTCGGTTGTCATGCGATTAACTCCTTTTAAATAGAACTATAGCCATAATTTTTAACCTCGCCGACCTCTCCTTCCATTTTACACTGTAGCTTTTTCAGAAGTCACCTTGTGTGCAATGTGTGCAAAGTGTGAAATGTGAGAAATACGGGAAGTAGATACCATTTTATCAATCACTGTATCTCTAATGTTGTGAACATGCCTTCTCGATAGTCCTAAATGATTACTAATAGCAGTCATACTCATCCCGTCCATCATACACTCTAATATAACTATCTCTCGCTCATTGTCAGCTACATGCGTTCTTTCTTGAATAAATGTGACTTTATCCTCTAGCTTAGCAATCCATTTGTACTTTTTATCTCGCCTTATTACTTCCATACTGACTGGATCACTTGGATCACCTTGTGCTTTTGGCATAGCCGATTCAGTTCCTGTTTGAGCCACTAACTTTGTCCCTGCATCTTGGAGCAACTTTCTTTGTCTGGCAATCTCATTTACCATCCAATGATAATCTTTTAATGCTTCTGATAATTGTTGTCTATTCATCCCAACCAGCCCCAATCTCAAAAAGTTGTTGTGCGTATCTGCTCTTTTTAACCGGCTTTGGTGGCATCTTCATCTTATCTTTTCGCTCTGGACTAAGTATCATCTTAAATGCAAATGGATTAAATGCTTTAACCTCTTCTTTGTTACTTCTTTTAGCCATAATACGTTGTTCCATTTCTTCAACCGTTAATCCCATGCCTGCGTATGCCGCATAATCATCAAATGTAATCTCCATATTATTACCCCCTAGTTAGTAATAAAAAAAGACACAAACAGCCTGTTAAGCTATCTGTGTCCTCCGTTTCTCGGTCAGACTAAAAATATTTTTTTATCTGTTCAAATGTAAAATCGTACTTTTCATCATCATCTAACCAATTTTCCCAAGCTGTTTTGTATGAGCAAGTGAAAATATACGCTCTGACCTTAACTAGTTCAGCTACAACTTTTGGTTGTTCGTATCTATCGTCGTATAATCGCTTTAATTCTTTTTCGTAAACCTCTACCTTTTCAGCTTGTTTGATAAGCCAACTTATATCAATACGGTTAATCCTTGCATCTTTTCTGTGCGCCCGCTTTATTCCTTCTAATCTTCCGTACATCCCATCACCTCTTATTCGTATAACTAACCCGATCTCCTTGTATCTCACCATTCGACCACGTAATCACGTTTTCGCCAAATCCACTGGCAGGCTTGTCTATCGTAATTAGTTCTCCTTGCTTTACAATAATCACTTTATCCTCGCTTATATCAACACTAGCCTTCATGTTCATTCCCCCTAGATTGTCGGTTGCTCCACACTAATAAAATTAACTTCTGAAACTTTAGATAAATTAAATACAGAAAGGCTATTTTCGACAGGTAATTGCAAAAAAGCCGAATTTCCTGTTTGGAAGGATTCTTTGACAAAATTTAAAATATCATTAATCTCACTCTCGCTCATTTCTCCTATATCATACGTTTTTTCGATTCCGTTATCGTATAATATTTTTAATTGATAGTTTTCCATCAAACAACCACCTTCCCATGCTTCTTCGTATAAATATTTTCCTGCTTAATCTGTTCTTTCTTAAATCCTTGCTCATATACTGTAAAAACAATCATGTATTCATGTTCACCATTTATCGCTTTGTGTTCGGTGGTTCTGTGTATCATGATTTATCACCACCCGATATCTTCCCAAAAGTAGTGCAAATCTTGTTTAAATTCCTTGTAATCTTTTGACTGATTGGCAATTATCACAATCATTAAAGGAGCAACGATTGGAAAAGATATAACCTTAAAAACAAAAGCAGGAACAGCAGTAACATACTTAATTGTTTTAAATGTAACTTCGCCTATTTTCACTTCACACCCTCCAATACCTTAATCAATGATTTCCACTTCATAATCAATCCATCTATAATGCGTTGTTACATCTGATTTAATAACGAATGAACCATTTTCAAATCCTATGACACCTTCTGATTCGATTTTGTGTAATTTGTCTTTAAATTTAACTGATTGACCAGAAAATAATTCGTATCCATTTTTATCTTTCATTCCGATGTTTTGCCCTATTGAATCTTGATCTACTTCATGAAAATCAACTGAATATAAGTCAGAACCATCATCATATAAGTTGTTGCATTCAGCTTCTTCTGAAATGTAAAATCTATCATCATTCGTGATAATTAAATCTCCATATACCCATTTGTCGTTATCTATCGTTTTTCCTCTGAATTCGATTATATTCATACCTCATACCACCCTTTCGCTTTGCTCCAAGCTAACACTTTCAGTTGAACATCATGCTGATAATCAAATAGCTTACGTTTGATGGCAAATTCTTTAGTTATGTGACCTTTTATATCAACAATATCTATCGTCCCGTCATGGCGCTCTATTTTAAAATCAGCGATGTATGTTATCTTTCTAGTAGTCTTCCCATTCTTTTTGAAGGAAGGCTGTAATTCAAATCTTGGCTGTAGGGAGAAGTCGACGATCTCCCCAGCCTTTTTTAATAGTTTTAATTCTTGGTAGTATCTAGCTTCTAGCTCACTATCAAACTTATGTCCATCTATCTCTACTTTGCGATTACCGTACTTGCTCTTTCTGCGTTGTTTAATCATCTAACAACCACCGACACGATAAACAAAATAGCTGATAATGCACCTAAAAAGGATATACCTGTAATCAAAAGCTGATAAATGTGCTCTTTTTTATCTCTTCTTTGAATTTCTTGTCTTAGATTGCTATTCTCGTATTCTAGCTTGTAATTCTTTTTTGCTGTGTTTTCAGTCATTGATATTCCCTCCTAATACGCATTCTCTTGTCGTTCGTGATTTATTTTGTTTTTAGAGAAGTAAGCATCCTCTATCTGTTCTTCTGTGAATCCTAGTAGCGCTCCTAATCCGTTGAAATATTCGACCATCTCAACCCAATCGTATTCATCGAACATTTCTAAACTAGATAAACGATATAAATTTTGAAAACCGACTACTATTCCACCAGTTATAGAAATATTTGTTCTTATATCAGTAATATCAATTTCCTTTTGAACTTCTAATTCATTACCAATACTCAAAATAAAATGGAGACAATCGACGAACTCTTCTAGTAATGGATATCTGATATCCCAATCTTTCCCTTGTATAGAATCGTACTTAGGATCATTTCTTTCACCTTCTTTATGGCAAATCTCAAACGATTCTTTATCAATTTCAAACAATTCACCATCACCAAAATCATCTCTAGTAAAGTAAGCTATGTTTCTTGGCTCTTGATCTTCACTCCAAAACTTAAACCCTCGCCACTCATTCGCTAGTTCACCTAACTCTACTTGTAAAGCCAGAATCTTTTTATCTAGCAAATCCTGCCCTTGTAAGCCTTTTTCCTCTACAATGTGCTTATCTAATTCAGCTTGTGCTTCAAATAATCGTTCCCAGTTCATCTTCCCATCTCCTCTACTCGTCCTGTGCAATGCCTAGTTTTCTTAATACTTCATCAAAATTCTCTTTTACTGTAATTTGCTCTTCTTTTTTATATTGTGTTGGTGATGCAAAACTTTTATTTTCTAATATTTCTTTAAATCGTATAATCGTACAATTTTGACCCTCATCTTCTAAGACACTTTCACCAACAGCAGTGATTTTTTTATCACTAAAATCCATCGCTATTCTTCTGTTGTCACTTACTGGCGTTAATACAACAAAATCTTTCATTTTCTCTAACCACCTATTTGTTTTGTAGTGCTTCTCGTGCTTTTTTTCCATATTCATCCTCGATAACTGTAAGAACGCCACTTGGGTCTGCCATCTCACGGTACATTCTCTTGTCAGCGTAAAACTCCAAAGCTTTCTCATACCGTTTGTTTTGTTCGAAGTAATACTGGCAGGCGCGGTTAAAAGTGCTGACCCTGCTCTTCATGTCATTTATCCGTTTTTCTAACTCCTGCTTTTCTTCCGCTTGCTCTTGGAGATAATCAAAATCTAATGCTTTAAGTTCTCCGTTTTCAAAATAGTTTTTCTTTATCTCTTCCAACCGTTCTTGATCTGTCATTCCATCACTCCTAAAAAAATTTGTTTGCTGGCGCTTCTACCTTAATGTTCTTCGCTCTTCTAACAGTTAACTTCTTTTGTAGTTCTTCATACGTTAATCCGTCAACATCATAAAAACCGTATTTTGCTAACTGGTCGATAATATGGCTACGTTGGTAATCTTGTAATGTGCTAGGATTCATCATCTAACCTTCTTTCTCGGTTTTTTAGTTGCGGCAGTTTCTAAATCCCAACCAAGTTTCACTCTTTTGTAAAAAGTTTGCGGTAGTATGTCGTTTTCTCTAGCTTTTCGAATGTATCTTTTATACTTATATGTCGGTGTATTTAAAGCTTTTTCTTTGCTCCAACCATTTCTAATTCTCGCCTTGACGTTATCTGTTCTAATGCCCTTCAAATTAGCTTCTTGTAATTCCTCTTTACTTAAAATCGCATCACATACACGGATGTATGCTGTTTCTCGGACGATTCGGGGTATAGATTTCCATTCCACGTATTCTTTAGTGGTATAAATCGTCAAGCAATCCAAACAATCATAATCACGCTCTATTAGCTTCTCATTGACATATCGTTTTTCAATCCTTTCAACATCGCTAGAATTACAGATTGGACATTTCATAGATTCACCCCACATCAACTAATATTCTTGTGTCTAAAACCAAACGGTCTAACTGGCTTATTTTCAATCACAGACATGTGTCTCAAGCAAAGAATGACTTCAAAACCATCGCATTTAAATATTTCAGATAACTGTTCAAAGCTGTAACCTTTGTTATACAAATTAACCATTTTGTCAGCGTACAACGGTCTTTCGTGGTTCAAATCGTCGTTCATTGGAGTGAACCTCAACAGCTTCAACCTCCTTCACAAATCCCATTCTCCTGCATAGTTCTGGATACTTTTCGAATACTGACCGCTTGTCTCCGTTCGGTATTGGAGGGAAGAAGTATAGTCCGTTCATTCCGATTCCTCAAATCCCGCCACTTCTAAAGCAATCTTGCATATGGCCAGTTGAACTGTTCTTTCTTCTTGTGAAAAATAACAAACATCTTCATATCTAGCGCACTCAACTTCGTACGTACCTCCATGCGTTGAAATTTGAACCTGGTATTTCATTTCTTGCAACTTATCTACAACCGTCCAAGCATCTTCTATTCGTTCAGAAGGTGAAAATTCTCTGTCATCACCAAGAAAGAAATACGTTCTATCATTTGGTTCATCAATTAAAAACGCGGTTGTCCCCACCTCACTTTTATGTTCTGTAAAACCTAATATCTCTGTAGCAACCAACCGATCTATTTCTCTTTGGTTCATGATTTAACCCCCAACAACTCCGGATTTTCGTAAACTGTTCCTATTTTCTTAGCTTCATCATCTTGTTGTAACACCCAACCCAATTCATATTCTTCTTGTTGATTGCTACCAATGACCTTTATAATCCAACAAGCATCTATTTCAGACCAATCTATAAATCCTGTGTATTGTGTATCGTTGTCAAACATATCGAATACCGTAAAATATAAAATGTCTTGATCGTATAGTTCATCTTTGTAATCTTCTTCTTGGTCTTTCCATGCTTTTAATCCTGTGTATTGCATGACAATTGGAATATCAGCTTCAAAATGTTTTTGAAAACGAAACCCTATCATATCGTCAAATATTTCTATTTTATTTTTTTCGTAAATCATTTTGTTTAATTCAGTGTCGAAAACACGAAACTTAATCTCTCTCATTCCGATTCCTCCAATAAATGACTGTCCTCGTATATGTTTCCGATTATTTCGATGTTGTCAAATTCCATGAATTGCTTAACAATAAATATCGGTTCACTTTCATCAAATACCGTGTAATCTACATGTTCATATTCTCCGAAAGCGTATTGGACAACTGTAAACGTTGGGTTGGCTGATTCACCTTTCAAAAACTCAAAAAAGTAACAGTAATCATCAAATTCAACTTTAACTATTTGTTCGTTTCCTTGATTATCAATAATTTTTAGAAGATCATCTTCATAAATCTCTGTTCCGTTCTTGTCTTTTAATCCTGTGTATTGCATTAATGGGCTTGCATTGGAAAAACTATTTTTAAATATTATTGATAAAGATTCATCTTTTTCTTTAAGTAACTCATCCCAACTCAGCATCACGCCGTTACTTTGACCATCATCTTCATTCCAGACGAACTGTCGAAACTTAATCTCTCTCATTCCGCTTCCTCCCTATTTCCCATCCTGATCTAATATTTTTTTGTGATCATAATGCAAGGCAAATTGTATAAAGTTAATTAGTTTTCTCATTCGATCACTCCTAAAATTGTTTAATTCGTATTTTGTTCGGACTCCCATCAATTTTTTGTTTCACTCTCAATGACTCTTCGATAACTTCGTTAAGTAGTTCATTATCAACGTCTTTGTCGTTTGCGAGAGCGTTTATAGTTTCATCAAAGTCATATCCCTTCAACTTATACCAAGCAAACTTTTCAATAATTAGTTGTCTTTCTATCGACCAACTCATAATTTAATCACTATCCTTTGTTAGATTTTTTTCTGTCAACTCCGCATTAAAATTGTTTTCTGCGGTAGTCGTTACCGTTTAATTTAATTGGTTGTGTGTTCTCCATAATTCGAGAAAAATTACGTTCGCCAACCCAATTATTCAATTCCTCGCTATTCAAATTGGTTGTGTAAATGGTCGCTTTTCCTGCCCGATCATCGATAATTTCAAATAGCTTTGCGATTGACCACTCAGACCGCTTCTCTGCTCCAATATCATCAATCACTAGCAAGTCTACGTTTTTCATAGCGTTCATTAACTGATCTTCAGTTGGTCCATCGTTGTTGTACGTATCTTTAATCTTGGTTAGTAACTTTGGAAAGCTAATAAACACGCATGTTTTACCTTTTTCCATCAACGCTTTGGTGATCGCTACAGATAAGTGACTTTTCCCCGTTCCGTATGTTCCACTGAAAAGAAGATTACCTGTTCCGGTAAAATCAGCAACATAGTCCATCGCAGTACGTTTTGCATTCTGTTGTTGATCGTTAGTAGGTTCATATATTTCAAATGTTGCATTGACTAACGATTTATTTAATAGACTGTGAGAATCAAAATGCTCCATCATCACTTTCAACCTTTTGCGGTCCATTAGTTCATCTGTTTCTTTAGCTAGTCTGTAATCTTCACATTTACAACCAACATTGCCGATATACGTTTCTCCTTTACGTGGTCCAATAGGTATGACAAATTCCGTTTTCTTAACTATTTCGGAGCAACCCTCACAAATATATTCTTCTAAAACGGTTTGCTCTGGTGCGAAAAACTTATTTGCTTTTGCTATTGCTTTTAAGGATTGCATCTAAAACCTCCTAAAAGTGAACTAATTCATTTTCTAATGATTCCAAAATGTATTTACCTACATCTGGTTGCACGCAATTTCTTAATACTTGTCGCTTATTCGGTAACTTATAACCAGACAAGTCATATCCTAAAAACTCCTGCAGCTGTGGTATCTGCGCACTTCTAAGTTTCGGTCTTTCAAATTTTTTAGATTCGATTGTTACGTTTGACCAAAATAAATGTCGATCCAATTCAATGGACGGTTCGATTAATGGCTTGTAATAAGGCCTTACGTTTTCGATAACATATTTACCTTGAAAGTTGTTTTGTAAGAAGATAATTTCTTCATACAGCTTCATGTCTGGATAAACAGGTTTAACACCTCTATATCTAACACCGATATTTTGCCTAAAGCTGCTGTGACTTTGACAAGGCGGACTCGACCATATGAAATCAAATTCACTATGATGGTCTAACAAGTATTGATGCGCATCTCCGATGATCACATTGTCGTTTGGGAATAATTCTTCATAAACTTTTGCTATATTTTCATCCATTTCTACAGCTGTTATTTCGTTTTCTTCTCCCCACAACTTTCGATTTCCGCCAATGCCTGCATATAAATTAAGTATTTTCATTTTGCATCCCCCTAAATTAATTCTTCGAAAATACACACCCCTATAACCCAAAGACCTAACAATGTAAAAGGTAATTGAATAATAGTTAAGATAATCCAAATCATCTTTAACCCCTCCTAAAATCCATAGTCTCTAGTATCTTCTTGTTGGTCCGCTCTAGGCTTAAATTGAGCCACTTTATTTCTTTCAAAATTGTTAATTGCATTTTCGGCATCAACCAACGTCTTAACGCCTTTTTGATTCCAATTTGACAATATTTTGTTTATATATGACCAATTCCTTTTATCGTTTACAACCGCTTGTTCTATTGCTTTAGCTACTACATCACTCGGCAAATCCTTTTCCCAATCAATTATTTTTTCTACAATTGATGGAGAAGGTGTTCCGATATTATCTTCCCAATAAATTATCGCTTGTGATGGTTCTGATTCTTCACTAACATCATTCACTTTCTTTCCTTTACTTTCTTTTATTTCTTTTCTTTTATTGCTAGCGTTTTGCTTAGCATTTGCTTTGCTTTTGCTTAATCCACCCTTTTTGCCCGCCGCTCTGCGTTTTTCTGATATATCGTCTTTCATTTTCATACGTCTAGTTAATGATTCAGAATGAATATAATCGTCTTCCTCAACAAGCAAACCTATTTCTAAACACTCATCAATAACTTGATTAACCACCCCTTCACCATTTGCAAAGCAAAAGCTAAGCAATTGCTTATCACTTGCTTTCCATTTGTAATCAGTTTGTTCTCTCAACGTTTCGATTATCGCCCAATATATCCCGTAACCTTCCCAACCGAATTTTGCTCTTAGTTTCAATATTTTCGGGTCTTTGTGTGCGTTGCTGTCATGAGAGAAGTAAAAAGCATCCTTAGTCATAACACCGCCCTCCTTACCGTAAAAACGTTTTATTTGTACATGTTAAAAATGTATTTTTCTATAATTTGCACTGTTTCTCTAGATACCTTCATTGGTTCATTTAATATTTCTGATCCGCTAAATCGTATAGGAATTATTCCTGCTTTTAGCAAATCTCGGTCGCGTTTTTTATCTTTCGCTACTTGTTTTTTGCTTTTTTCATGAAATTCATGTCCATCGCACTCTACCGCAAAACCAATTTGGCTATCTTGTTGCATGTTGTGCACTTCGATTAAAAAATCCAATCTGTATTTTTGTTCGTTATTAGATCCGGTAAATATTTTTATTTCTTTTTGCGGTGTCCACATAGTGACAAAAGGGATTTGTTGCAATTTACTGTTGTTTAATTCTCTGTCTATCTCTAATGCGAAAATTTTTTCAATTGGAGATTCACAGTGTTCTAAAGAAGTTAATATATCCAAGTATTTGCTCTCTATATGCATAGAAATTCTTTCTATGACTTTATGTTCATCTAATTTAACCAAATCTTTTAAAGAATTTATGAAACTATCAAATTCATCTCTCAGTAAGTTCATACTACCTTCCTTTCTTAACACAAACCGCAACCGTTCCTTTAACCTCAATCCTTAACAACTTATATCCCGGCACGTTACGTTCAACATATCCTGCAACGTACCGTTTAAATAATGCTTTGTTACTGTGTGATAACCATGCGTAGCAATGTGGTATGTGTTCTTTAATCTCATGCATACAACAGGTCGCCGACTTCAATCGTGTCTTTTAATTCTTTTACTGATCTGCAATAATCACATTTGCCACATGATCTAGGTTCTAGTTCTCCTGCTTTCACTTGCTTAATTCGTTCTAATTCCATTTCTACGTACTCATATTCAAAATCGAATCTTGATTCATCAAAATGTACAACAGCTAGATTAGGTGGATTCTCTTTTGTGACAGCTACAATATATGGCGTGTATAACTTACCTGTGTTTTGTTCAATAATCTTGCGGTAAATAGCCATTTGTAGCACGTAACCCCAATTCTCGATAAATGACACCCAACCGTCGTATTTCTCGCTGTAGTAACGCTTGTGTAAATCCTGTGTTGTCTTTAAATCTGCAAATCTATTTTGATCGTGATTGATAGAATCAACTTTGATCTTCCAATTAACACCGAATAATTCACCTGTGAAAATTTCTTCTTTTTTGCCATCTAAGGCAAACATCGAAAGCCGATCATTTTTAACTGTTTCGATCATCTTGTCAGCTTGTTCAAAGTCAGCGTACTTACTACCGTTTTTTTTGAATATTGCTCCATTGTTTTCTGCTAAGAATTGATTAAATACATCGTCGCTTTCGAATGCTGCGTGTGTATAAGAGCCAACCAACATTGCTTGGTTAGTTGGTCTCTTATATTCACCTTTCAATTCAGCCATTGTCTTAGATTCGCATTCTATAAAACTTTTAAATTGGCTTACCGACATGTAATTTAAATTAGAATCATTTGTGTAGTAATTACTTGCTGTTAGTTGCATTTTCATCATCCTTCGCAAAGTCCATTGCTACTTGCGACATTTCTTCTTCTAATTCGTCTTTTTTAGGCTTGTCAGATTGTTTATTTTTGTTGCTAGACTTATCGTTCTCTGATTGATTAAAAGCTTGTGAAAGGTCTGATTTTTGTTCTTTTTTAGCATCTTTATTAAACCAATCATCAACCTTGCTCATGCCATCTTTTAAAGAATTATAGATATTACCTAGTTGAACAAGATCATACTCTGTAAAAGCCGATATATTGTAACCAATACGTTCCTCTATTTGTTCTTGAGTAACTCCGTATTTTTCTTTGAAAAACTTAAGTGATTTAGCAATCCTGTCTTTAATAGGTTCTTGATTTTGTCCTTGTAAAGTCTTATTGCATTCAGATACGGCATTGTCGATAATGTCACCAGGTATTACACCTAAGATGCAGGCTCTCACTCGTCTTGCTCCGTTGTTTGCTACTAGTTCATAAATGTCGCGAGGGTCAGTTAGTTTTTTTAATTGTTTTCCTGCTTTTCTTGTGTGTTTAACAGTAAAAACTTTTTCTTGCCTAACGTTTGTTTCAAGATCCCAAGCGTAAGCCATAGCAACTGATTCGCCTTCTTTTTGCTCCAGTTCTTTAATTCCGAAAGATAAGTTACCCCAGTTCTGCGCAATAACCTCTGCTAATCGGATAGATGGACCTTCTACTTTCGTTCCACCTTTTGGGTAGCTGTAGACCGCTTGTCCTGCTAAGTTTGGTCGTTTACAGTTATCTAAAATGCGTTGTTCAGCTTGATAAACGTTTCTAGGAAACTGCTTAGCCATAAATATCTGACCTTTTACCTCTTCCATTTCACGACTGGATGATGCTTGTGCTAATGTGCTCGGTTGATTTTGTTGTTCGTATTGCGTTGCTAATTCACTCATTCAAAAGACCTCCTATTGATTTTTAACAGCCGATCAACTATAATTAAGTTGACTTTTTAATTAATTGACCGACTGACCGCCTGTTATGGCGGTTTTTTATTGCCTTCTTTCAATGCCTAATTGCTCCGACAAATACTTCTCCATGTTTTTCTCTAGTACAATGTCGCCTTCCGCAGTTTCAAACACTTCATCGTTAATCGTTACTAGATCACCGAACAAATCAAATTCCTCATGACCATCATCGACCGGATACGGATAGCCTGTCCTTAATGTGCACGTGATGGATGGATGTTCTAACATGACCATTTTGTTAACCTCCTTCATAGTTTTGCGGTAGCCAACCGCTTGCAAAATGTGAGTAATGCATAATTTGGCGATGAACGACTGTTTCCGCAGCCGCATCGATAGTTTGGCTAGAACCATCTGAAAGAGCGCAACTATTGGTAGGCTGGTATATTGGTTTATTTAGTTACGCCCTGTCAGATAGCGCTAGGCTATCTTTTGTGCTATAATGTAGTTACATATTTAAGTTAAGTCGCTAATCTGTTGGAGCAGGTTAGCTATTTTTTTGTGCATTTTCTGCATACGCAATTAAATCTTCTTTGGTTAACGGAAAATTTTCGGAATGCTCTAGCCTTGTGTGCATGCTCCAAAATATAATTCCTAAAAATTTTTCTCGGTCGTCAGATTGCAAATAAAGTTGTTCAAGCTTCTCGTGCGCTTCCATTAGCTTTAACCTCACTTTCTTTAATGATCTCCAATGCTCTCAGTGCTGAGTTACACCTATCAATCGCTATATCAATGTTTCCATTCTCAAAATGATGTGCAGCGAGTAAGATTTCTGTTCTTGCATGATGTCTTTCAAATGCATCTTTCTTAACGTTTTGAACAGTCATTTGAAACCTCCTAACTAGTTGTTAAAATTGCTATATACATAAATACCAGTGATAAGATGAACAACGAACTATAGAAGATTGTTGCTTTGTATTTGCTCATTGGCGATACCTTCTAATATGTTCATCTACTAATATTTGTGGTGGTACTTGATAGTTTGCTAGAACTAACTTAGTCTTTTCTTCTCTTTGTGATTTCTTTTTGCTTAAAATGTGAAGTTCGGTATAACTGCGTACAATGTTTCTAGCTAAGTAACTTGCTCGTTCATATTGACCGTTCATAGATGCTTCAAATTCTTGCTCTCGTAGATATTCAATACAATCTAACTCACGTTTCGCTCTAGGCTTGTCCGCTTCTAAAAAGTCGTCTAATTGATTCATAGTAAACCTCCTAAGATAATTCCTAATAAGCCACTATTGGCTAAGTTTGATATAAGATCAGTTGCTGCTGTCAGATCAATATTTAACGAAAGTGCTAAAAGTATGTCTTGTGAATCTGTCTTACGCATCCATTTGAAAAAATCTTTCGAACCTAACTCCATTAATCCGTTTTCGATTTTTGAAATAGTGGATTGTGGAATGTGCATAATCTCTGCCATACGTTCTTGAGTTAGCTTCTTCCGCTTTCGTGTGTGTTTTAGCAAGTGCGGTTCGTTTGCTAAATCTATTTTCACTTTCCTTCCCTCCTTTTATTCCAGCTTTGAATATATTCAATATTGGAATAACATTTTTTATCGGAAGGCTATATAATGAACTTATAGCCAACCCCCTAGTTGGTTTTTTTCGATAATTAAATAACTCTATTTGCGAAATTAGGAAATTCTTCTCTTCTAACAACATCCTCATTCAGCCATTCAAAAAATTCTTTGGTCAATACTCGCGGATAACCCAATTTGCGAGTGACCGGGAACCCTCTTGTATTAAACAACTCATTAGCTTTTGTGTGACTGATATCTGCCAACTCCATAAACTGTTGCCTGGTTAGTAATGGTGGTAGTTGGCTTACTAGTTGCATTTGTTCTAATAGCGCAGGAAGTAAATTTGATTGCAGTTCTGACATCATCGCCGTTATTTCTTCTTGACTGTACGTTGTTGTTGGCATTAGATCACTCCTTTTCAGTTAATAAATACTGAAGACCTTGAATAACTTCTTTGATTTCTTCTTCTGATAAATAAACTTCAGTAACACTTGCTCTTTTTAAACGACTATTGTTTTCAGATGATTTTTCTTCATCTATTTGATATTCCGTTAATGCCAAAGTGTATCCATCATTGTCAGATTGATATTCAATATCCATAGATGCGTGACAATCCCAAAACAATAATTCAACTTTTTTATTAATATTTAGTTCCATTTACATAGCATCCTCTCTCGTTTGATTAAGCATTTTTTCAGCGACACGAACAGCATCTTCTAATTGATTAGTAACCGATAAGTATTGCGGCCTACTTAAACTTTTCAAACCGTGCTTATCACAATAGTTATTTCTTTTCGCTGTTAGATTAGTCCTAAATGCCGTGTTATAAGCTTGATCAAAAGACTTCCAAGCTTTGCTCATGTTAAAACCGTTATCCCATGCAAATCGTTTAATCATTTTGTTAAAACGTTGTTGCAGATCACCAATGGTATCTAGGTTGTCGTAATTATCTAAACGATGTTTAACTGTTGTTAATTCTTTTTTGGTTGTATCAACTTCTTGTCGTAATTCCTTCATACTATTTGCTTGCATGATGATTAAATCTTCAACTGATTGAGGTTTGTTTTGGTTGCTAAATCGCTTTTCTACCTCAATAAAATATTTTCTTATCGCTCGACCTTGTTCGTTGTTTTGAACCATAGCTATTTCTTTAGCTGTATCTAAAGTTAGTAAGTATTCGTAACGAATAACATTTTTACGTTCCCCAGTTTTGGTGATCGTTAGAATGAAATCTTCATTTTCAATAAAACCGTATTTTTGAATTCGATCTTTAATCCAAGTAGAGAAATCTTTGCCAATCATCATTTGTTCGTGAAGGTCACGAGCGTTCACAACTTTTTCTCCTTTTGGCGTTTCGTAGACTTTCAGAAAATCATCAGCAATTGTTTTTAATTGATTCATGAAATACACTCCTTTTTATTTTGATCCGTTTCGTCGCAAAAATCTTTAAAAAAATTTAGCTTTGGTTCAACTTCCAACACTTTAGCTATGGAAATCATTTGTTTTATGTTTGGTTCTGTTCGGCCTCTTTCGATAGAAGAATAATTACCTCTAGTCATAAAAGGGATTTTATCAGATACATCTTGTTGTGAAAGACATAATTCCTCACGTCTTTCTTTCATGTTGTATCTCATGTTTTCACCACCTTTGCTACGTTGTGTATCTCTCTTGTTTATTATAATACGTTACATTACGTAGCAAGTCAATAGGTTTTTGCGACTTTTTGTAACTTTTGTTTATTTGGCTACATTTTGTATAGTATCATGTATTTAGAAAGGTAAATTGGTGATGATAATGATAAGTGTTGGTAGTAGGATTACAGAATTAAGAAAGAAAATGAATCTTACACAAGAAGATTTCGCACAAAAAATAGGAATTTCTCGATCCGCTTTGTCACATTACGAAAAAGATAGAAGGGAACCAGATTACGAAACAATAAGAAATATTTCTAATGTGTGCGATGTAACAACAGATTATTTACTTGGTAAGACTGATAACCCTAATAAATCAAGCGCATCCGAAACAAACCGAGCTTTTAACAACTTTGATGATATTACGGATCAAGAGAAGGATTATCTAGAAGAACAGCTTAGAATTTTCCGCAAACTAAGAGACAATAAATAAAATATCCTTTAGTTTGCTATTTTTCTACCAACAAAACGAACATACATTCTTAATTTGGAGGTATTTCATGTTTGAATACTATCAAAAAACAGACTTAGAAAATCGTTTGGAGAACTTATACATAAAAAACAATATTTTAACAATATATGATCTATCTATAAAAAACGTCGCTAAAAAGTTAAATATAGACGTAGTTTTTATGGAAGATGCCAAAGAGGTTGCTATTTGGGATGAAAAAGCTACTGCTATATTTTTAAATCCTTCTAAAAGCGAAGATGAGATTAGGGCTACTTTTTTTCATGAACTTTGCCATCCATTAAGACATTATGGTGACCAAGTGAAAAACATCGGAACATTTACATTATTACAAGAGAAACAAGCTAATCAATTTATGCTTTATGCTTCAATGCCTTTTTTTATGATAGAAAGAATGGAAATGCCGAGATTAGATTATCAATGGTCTTATTTCTTAGCGCATCATTTTAATATGCCTATCAATATAGCTAAACAAAGAGCAAATCAAATATTGCAAAGAGTTCAACAAGCTTCGATTGATGAAAAAATCAAAAGGCAACGTTCTTTCTACAAAATAAGCAATGATCCGAATAACTGGTCAGAAGAAACGCATGTGATTATGAACAAGCTTTATAAACAAATTAGGTATACACAAAGATGAACAATATCACTGTTTACAGCGACTTTATAGAAGATGCCAAAAACCCAAAGTGGATCGTTATTAATAACATTGATTGGTATCATGAAGTTATCTATATATCTAGTGAACTAGAATACAAAGATGAAAACATAATTAATTTTCATTTTGAAGATTATGCTGTTTCTGTCCTTCTAAGTGACTTATTAATTAATAAATATATGCCTAATCATGTCGGAATCAGCCTTAAAAAGATAAAAGAAAGAGTTATCGAAACAGGAATTAACATAAATTATATAGAAAATATCAATGTAAGAGTTGTTGACTTTAAAGAAGTTATTAATATGAATCTTATTAATAGGAGGAATTTATAAAATGGGGTTATTCGGGAAAAAGTATAAAAATGTAGATTTCAAACCAACCCAAAAAGGTACTATAGTATCATTTGATGACAACAGCAAAAAATTAGCCATTATGCCAACGGTAGGAAAATTAAAAGAAGAACATCTTATTAATTATGATAATATTGTTGACTTTGAATTAATCGAGGATGGCGAAAGCCTTGCTAAAGGCGGAATCGGTAGAGCGTTAGTCGGCGGAGCATTATTTGGAGGTGCTGGCGCTATCGTCGGCGGAATAACAGGTAGAAAAAATGAAAGTTATTGTAGAGATATGAAAATTAAATTAACTATTAACAATAATGACGATGCTGTAAAATATATATATTTTATTCAAAATAAAATTAAAAAAGATTCTATGATTTATAGACAATTTGAAAAAGAAGCACAAGAAGCACTTTCGAAACTTGAGATTATTTGTAAAGAAAGAAACTAAAGCGCACATAGCTGCGCTTTTTAAACAAAAACCTATTAAGAGGAGTGTTATAAATGAAAGAGATACTTTATCTAAATACAGAACTGATGAATTCATTGTTAGCACAATTAAGTCGTGGATTAATTAAAAACTTTTCACAAGAACAAAGTAATCAAGAAACTCAAACTGAAGGACAACAAAGTACTATAGGTGAAAAAGCTGGTGTGAGTGGACAAGTAAGAATAGGAACTGGTTGGTTTCCGGGTGCTGATTTTAGTTTAAATGGAAGAATTAATGATGAAGGAACAGAGTCTAACACAGAATCTCGAAGCTTTCTTGAAGGTCAGAAAGACATATTAAACAAAGAGTTTCATGATTATGCATTAGAAATTCTTGTTGAGCAATTAAAAGAACAAGAATTGCTTAGTGAATCAGATGAGAATTTAAAGGAGGGAGATTTTCTGTTAGGTGAATCAACATTTAAGTTCTATGATTTTGAATTAATAGGTAAATCGGTTAATCCTAAAAGTTTTGAAGAAATCGCGTTATTGCAAATATACGATGAAGAAATGACTTTAAAGGAAGCGAATAGGATTATAAATAAGACGAAATTAAATGCTCAAGAGAGAGAGAAAAAAACAACAGCTCAAAAAGTTCATGATATACATCAGGAAATAAAGCCAATAGTCAGTGTTATGAAAGGTCTGGATAATTTAACTTCGTTTACAACAGATCTATTAAGCGACTTAAAAACAATTAAAGTTGGTGACAAAATAGGATTGTTAAAAAACGAATATCTTCGAGAATCAGCAGAATCATTATCGTTTAGAACAGATAACTCTAGAAAATTGAAGTATTTAGTTAGTGTTATTGGTGAGAAAAAAATAGTTCACGACGGATTTAACATACCTAAGCTATCTCCAAATGATGTGGATAAGTTTCCTAATATGATGCTAGATGTTGTGCTCGGATCTTTTAACATCATTGAAAAAGGAGACTTATTAGTTACACCTATAGCTATCTATTACGAATAAGATCAAAATCTTTTTGATCTTTTCTTCTTTTAGCTTCCATTTTTTCTGACCTATGTTCTATGTCTTTTCTAATTTCTCTTGATCTCAATTGATTAACATGTTTTTTTTCATGAAATTCTTTAGAAAGATTTTTCTGTTTTCGAGCAGCTGATGATATTACATTTGCCGTTCTCTTAAACATTTTAAACCACCTTTCCTTTTAATTAAATAAAGAATTCTTTTCTACTTTAATAGTATGTTTTAAAAAGTAATTTGTAAACCAAAAAAATTCAAATCTGTTTAATTTAAAAATTTTATATTTAATTTTGCGCTTTTTTTATAGGGAGGTTTTGGAGATGAACTTTAGAAAAAAGAAAACTAAATCCGGCGAAAGATGGGAAGCAGTAGAAGATATAGGTGTTAATCCTACAACAGGTAAAAGAAAGCAAGTGACAAGGTTAGGGAAAACACGAAAAGAAGCAAAAGAGCGTTTAGAAAAATATTTGCGTTCTGTAGAAGAGTATGGAGTGGACGAAAAGCAATCGCTTAGAATAACCTTTGAAGAAGTCGCTAAAGAATGGATAAAAGTTTATGAATCGACAGGAAGAAAAAAGAGTAGCGTTTATATAAGAACAAAAGAGATACGTTTGTTAAACAAGCACATGTCTAAGAAACCTATAGGATCTATCACGCATATGTTTTATCAAAACGTTATAAATGAACTAGCAACCGATTTGGCAAGAACAACCGTGCAAGGTGTAAACAACTGTGCTGGTATGATATTTAAGTTTGCTAAACGTAACAAGTTAATGAAAGAACTACCTAATGAAGATGTGGTTATTCCCAAGAAAAGAAAATCAGTTGACGAAATAAAAAAAGATAATATAGCTGAAAAATATCTGGAACACGTTGAATTAGAAGATTTCTTTGAAAAATTAAATATACATGGATTAGAATTAGATAAAGAACGCTTTTACTTATTAGCCTTTACAGGTATGCGTTCTGGAGAACTGTGCGCTTTACAAAAGCAGGATTTAGATTTTGAGAATAACACCATAGATATTAATAAAACGATCTATAATAATACAAATAATATGAAAGCATATGAACTAACGCCACCAAAAACAGTTGGTTCTATTCGTGTTATTGATGTAGATCAACCAATTATGGATATGTTAAAAAAGTTAGTTAGAAAAAATGATGAGCATAAAATGGAGTATCGTACATTAATAGATGATTTCCACGATAAAGACTTTTTGTTTCAACGAAAAAACGGTTATCCTTATTCGCCTGCTTACTTATTAAAAAGAATGAATCGTATAGTAGAAAGAACGAAAATAGAGAAAAAAGCCACTCCACACATTTTTAGACATACACATATCAGTATGATGGCCGAAGCTAAAGTTGATCTTGCTACGATTATGAAAAGAGTTGGTCATGAAGATGTAGATACGACTATGAAAATCTATACGCATGTGACAGATAAAATGAAAAAGGATGCATCCGAAAAAATGTCTAATCTTTACGGAAACATCCTAGAAAATATAACTTTATAA